TGACAATGCTCCAAATACATCACCTGCTAATTGTACACGTTTTTGATTTAATGCTATTTGTTTTTGTTCTTCTTCTTTTCTGTACTTATCATTGATAACACCTAATTCACGATTCTTTGCTTCTTCTAATGCAGTTATGTCAAGGTTATTTGCTTTTGCTAATTCAATTTGTTCAAAGTACTTATCTTGAACGGCAAGTATTTCACGTTGTTGTTGTGATAATGTTGCTTGATAATTTGCTTCGTCTGCTTCATCAATTGAAGATTGCAATTCAATTAATTGTTGTTGTTTTGCAATTAGTGCTTCTTGATTTAATTTTCTTAACGCTTCTTGTTTTGCTCTTTCTTTTTCTTCTTCTTCTTTATCATACTTGTCTAAAATTTCTTGATATTCTTTTTCGTGCGCTAATCTTAATTGTTGTTTTTCTGCTTCACTTTTCTTTGCTTTATCATAAGTATCTCTTTCAATTTTTTGTTTTTTTTCTAATTCAAATAATTCTTTTTCTTGTTGCGACATTCCTGAACGATTGATTTCAGCAATGCGTTCTTCAATTTCTTTTATTTCTTCTTCTAATTTCTTCGCATCTTCTAAACGTTTATTTCTTTTTTCTTCTGCTTTCCTTCTGTATTCTTCTCTACGCGCTTGTTTTTCTTGTTCAGATTCTTCTGATTTTACTCCTTCTTCAGATTTTTTAATTGCTTCGTCTAATAAAGCTAAATCTTTTTTTCTATTTTCTAATGCTTGTTCTTGAACCGATAATTGTCTTTGAAATGTAAGATGTTTCTTTTCTTCTTGCTGATTTTGCATCATCAACATCGAACCATTACCACGTTGTACATTAGATTGATTCTGTAATTGATTTGTTTGATTAGTTAATTTAGAATTTATATTGCCTACAAATTTCTCACTTGCACGTTGTAATTGAATTTTTGCTTCTTCTTGTTTTATTATTTCTTGTTGAGCTTCACGATATTTTTTTGACGCATCTAATTTCTTTTGTTCTAATTCAAATGTAGGGTCAATTAATTTTCTTGCATCTAATAAAGCAGTATTAATTTCGTTTTGCTTTTCTGCTTGTAATAATTTTAACTGATGTATAGCTTCTTCTTTTTTACTAATTGCTTCAGTCCTTGCTTCAGTATCCCTTTTTAATTGTGCTAATCTAACTTCAGTTTCAGCACTTTTAATTCGTTTGTATAATAAATCTACTTCTTTTTCATAAGTATCAGCAGTTGCACCTTCTAATTTTTTTTCTAATGCAATTTGTCTTTCTAATGTTTTTGCTTGTGCTTCTAATGTTGCTTTTGCTTTTTCTAAAGTTGCAATTTTACCACTATTCCACAAATTTGTTAATTCCTTCCAATAGATAACAATACCAGTAATAAGTGCAGGAATTAAAAACAAAGGGTTCATCAACAAGGATTTACCCATATCAATAATACCTTTGATAAAACCACCTAATTCTTGCGTTAACGTTGCAAAATTTATTGCTCTGATATTAGTTGCAAGATTTGTTAATGCTTGTCCTGCTCCTGCAAAATCTAATGACAATAAACGTGATTGAAACAAAGCAACATTATTCGATGCAGTTTCAAATGCGCCACCTGCATTTGCATTTACTTCTTGCGCTAAATCACCAATCTGGTCTTTTAATTGTGATGCTCTTTGCGATGCTTTTTGAAATTCAGCACTTGCCGTATCCATTTCAAGCATTGCATTATGTAACGCACGTAATTCTTGTTTTAATGATTTGAATTTCTCATTTGCTTGACCTGCTTCCTGCGCTATTTGACCAAATACTTCAACACCATTTGTATCAATAAAAAATCCGTATGTCTTTGTAGCCATAATTAAAAAAAGATTAGATATGTGATAAATAGATAAAACGCAACATTTACACTAATTCGAATTGAACGTAGTATATTCCACTTCCACATTTGCAATGCATATTGTCCTTGCGCTATTTTACCAACTGGTGATTCGTCTTTGATATTTAGTTTTATCAATTCTAAACACGTTGTCATTTCTCTTATATCTATCATAATTGTTCAATGTTTAAGTTAATTACTGAAGCTACTGATGCAGTTATGTTTATCAATGAACCTTCAGCAATTGTATTGCCTAATGTGTATGCAACTGCATCATCTGTTATTGTTATTGTTGGTGCGCCAACAACATTATCAATTGTGTTAATTGACATATCGTAAGGTGCGTAAACATCTATTGTTTGCACATCGATTAATTCGATTGTCCATAAAACACTTGTATCATTTTCGTTGTTGATATACCAGTTGCTTCCATCACTAATTAATGTAACTGCGCTATTTGTTGTGTTCATTACATACGTCAATACATCGTCTATTTTTTGCGAACCATACGGTTGTAATGTCACACCATAAGTTGCATCAATGTTCTTGAATGTAATTGATTGACCACGATACTGCTCTGCGTTCGGAACATACAACGTAATGTCTGCAACTAAATCTTGCGTTAAAATATAATTGTCATTACGAGTAACTGCATAATCTGTTGATACAATTTTAATTGGTCTTTCAATTGGTGTTGTAAACTTCACATTATCACCGAAAAACTTTGGTGCTAACACATTCGTTTTACCCTGCAAAAGATTCTTTGTCCCACTCGCAGGAATCGAGTAACAAGTATCGTTTGCTGAATTCCAAAAATAACCATAACGTCTGCAACAATCTTCAGTTGCTTCGGCAGGATTACCACTTGAATCTTCCCAATTCAAACTCTTATCACGATTCGCACTTACTGGTATTGCATCGCAAGAATTATCAATGTCCAACACACGAATCAACTTCACTTTTGTTGTGTCCATTTCACCCAACACATAACCTTCAATGTCTAACACTCGCCACCAACTATCAACGATCCAAATCTTATCTGCAAAAGAGAATGTAAAAATATCTTCCAACGTCAATGCAAAATAACCTTCCATTAATCGTGCTTGACCATCGTAGATTTCACGATAGTAATTGCGCCAAAAACGATTGTATAAATTGTTGTAAGGTGATGCAATTATTGTGTGTAATGGAACTTCAGGTGCAAAGTTCAAATCCAAATCATTCACACCTGCATTCATTGTTGAATAATTGTTCAAACACTTCACACTTGTTTGCACAATATCATCTGCAACTTCATCGTACATCTGCACGTTAAAGTTAGCGAAGTAATAAAGTATGCGTGGTTTAGGCATTACGAATTCACCACTTTCATTCAAAAATTTTGGAACAACAACATCACTACCATCAATTCCATTTGAAGGTGTAGATGCAAATGCAAGTTCAATTTTTTCTTCACCAGTTGCGAAATCATTGATAACATCGAAATCGTTTTCAGTTACTTCGTAGCGACCATACACGCGACCATTGTCTTGATACACTTTATTGCACAAATCACCATCAGCACTATACGTGAATGTAAATTTCTTTTTTTGCAAGTCGGTTGTTGGTGAATAAACGATGTCTTTTTTAACGTCTAATTTATGTGTCCAATCTAACGTGTTACCACTCGCAATATATTCATTCATTGGTTCTATGCGTAGTGTATTCGCTAATGTTTTATCTGGAACGAAAACTAAGTTAAACATTTGTTGAATGCTTTTGATGAAATCAATTTGCTTCATTTCGGGCGCATTGAATTTCATAAACACATTCACGTTACCATATAATTGTGATGTTACGGTTTGTAATTCAATTCCAGTACCAGTATAATCATTGCTACCATTACCAGTTAAATCTAAATCAAGTGAAGGTTCTGCACCATTACCAATTGCTTCACCTTGATAACCAAATACAATTTTCATTGTATCACCTGCATTCATTGGAAATGTTTTAAGTACATCACACGCAACATTTGTAGCAGTTGCAGTTCCTTGTTGTGGTATTATTGCTAATTGATTTAAGTTAACAAGCAAACTATCATTTATTAAAAATAATACGGTTAATGTTGTATTACTTAAATCAGTATTTGTATTGTTTCTCGTTGCGCTTCCGTGTAACCAAAATCGAAATGTATATGTACCAGTTGAAGGTGCAGTAAATATTCCACTACTCCAACTATTCGATGCATCTTCGTATTCCGTTAATTGTGTGTATAAAGAATATTCACTTAATGTTGTTGTTAATGTGATATTGTTTATGTTACTTGCTAATGCTAAATTCGATGCAATTGCACCAGTTGAATTATTTTGATTTAAATATTGAGAATTAACAAATGGTACATATACATTATTTAATATCGTTGATAAATTAGAACTTGTATAAGCTATTCCTGCATCGGCAAGAATTTGGTCAAATAAATATTGTGCTTTTACTGATGGTGTTAAATGCCCTACGTACAAAGGTGCGCCACCATACTGCGCATCGTTTTCATTGTAATAAATTGGTTGTCCTTCAAGATTCGTTGCAGTCAAATTAAACTTATCGCACAACGTCAAAATCGTGTGTTCGTTTGGATCGTTCGCAACGTTATCATACAACAACTCATAATCTAAATCACCATTCGCAATTGTGCTAATATCACGCAACATCTTTTCATTCAACGCACGTGATAAATTTGGTACTTCACCAAAGAACACAACTTCAAATTCAAACAACTTACCTTGCGACCAATACACACGTTTAACTTGTATATGACCAGTTGCAATAGGAATTGTATTACTTGTTAACGTTGCTTCTGTCTTGATTCGATAGTCAAACCAACCATCGAAATTCACGTTGTAAATAGCACCAAAGAAATCAACATTTGTCTTACTCGCAGGTATGCGAAATTCACGCGAGTAATTACCTACTGCGCTGAAGTCGGTGATGTCTGTGAATTTAAAATTCAGATGTAGTTTTTCATTCTCATACAAGTCAAGAACTGCGTACGTTCCATCACCATTGTTAACTGATAGTATTACTTCATTTATCATAGACCTACTGCTTGACTATATTTAAGATTGATTGTTAAGTTGTATAATTTAGAATAACGTTCATCTTTAACCACGTAGTTACTTGCTTCCACAAGAACTGGTATTTGACCACCACCATCTGTTACTATGTACACGTCATTAGAACGCATCAATGTATTCAAGAATTGAAATTCACCAACACTTAACCAATCACTATTTATTACGAGACCTTTAGTTGTACCAACGTATCTATCTGTTACACCCCTATCGTATGTGTTGAATGAAAATGTATTTGAATTGTAATCACCAATTACTTTTTGATATTGCTTTCGTTCGTAATTATATGATAACTCTGATTTCTTCGTAAAGTTAAAATAGTCAACACCACCACAAGTGTTAGTCCACATCAATCGCACATTATCAAATGTACAATCATCTTCAACACGATAAAACACATAACGTCTTGAAACTCTCGAACCACCTGCGTTACGTGCATACACATCATACCATTTCCAATTTGTCATTGTTGCACCATCTGCTAACAAATTTGCAGGATAAGTACCAAACACATTTAATGCTAATGGATCTGCACTCATTGGATAATAAATAGTATCTATCAATGTGTTGGATTGATTGAAAATATTTACTGCTATTGCAACTCCTTCCGTGTCTGGTAATTGCGTTGTGATTTCACCAATTGCATACATAACACCATAATCATTTAATCTTGCAGGTATGTATACTTCGTTTGTTGTTAAGCCACCAACACTTGTGTAATCACTCCACACGTGGGTTGTGTTTAATCGTTCACTTAACAAATACTTATCAGTTGTATTCAATGCATAACGTGTATTTGTATCTGGTCTATAACCATCGCTAACTTGATATTCAGCAAGAAAGAAATAACATCGCGTTGGTAATGCTTGACCAACTGAAGTAACCGTGAACACACCATTAATTAACCAACCTTCTTTTATAGTTGGTCTATCTTCAATCACACTTGACGTTTCATCTGTTATGTTGTAAAAATTCGATAATGTATTGTGTAATAATTTTTCACGAAAGATTGGTGCAACATCTAAAACTCCATAACCATTTGCGTTTGGTTGTACGTTTATTGTGAAATCAGCGAATTCAAACACGTACCGAAATCCATCGTTACCACTATTGGTTGAACTCGCTATGTATATCAGTCGCTGACCAACTGGTGTAAATAATTCGGGTTGTTCTTCTATTGTAATAGCCATAATTTTTTATTTAAATTCTGTGTTTAATTCTGCGTCGAAATCCTTTCCATATGCATCAAATAATTCATCTTGATATTCTTCCCACGTATTATCTAATGCGTATTGAAATGCGTTCCAACCTTTGATTCCTTTTGAACCAATGCTTCGCGCTATCAAGAATGCAACTTGATTTTTTAGTTCTTCTGTTTGCTTAACAATTTGTCCATCTTTATTTCGCAACTTGATTCTGCGTTCATCGATCCATCTACGAATTACACTAACTGGTGGTGCAGTTCTTCCTGCGTGTCTTCCTTCTTCCATAACACCAAAGTATTGTGTTGCACTTCCTTTTGCAAAAATTGAAATACCTATTGAATTACTTTTTATTTGTAAACGATATGCAATTGATTTATTGAGCAATCCAGTATTCACGCGATTCGTTGTTAATGTCCTTCCTGCACCAGTTGTTGTTCTGCGTTTAGTTCTATAATCACTTTGCATCAACTCAATAAAACGTTTCGCCATTTTATCTACAACAGAAAAAAAGTTAGGCATTTTTTCTTTGTTCATAATTGCTTTATTAATTCTTCTATTGTATTAATATCAACATCATTGACGATGCAAGGAATTGTAATTGCATAAACACCTTCACCTAAAAACAAATGCAAACAAATGTCATCAACAATTTCATAACCATTTAATGTGTATTCACAATTCCTATAAGTTATTAAATTTCCATTTTTTAGGATTCGTTCCATTATGCTTTGTTAATTTGTAAATGAACTAAAGAACTTCGTGATGTATCAGCAGTTGAACTATTTTGAACTGCAACAACAAGATATTGCGCAACCGTCCAATCAATATTAGATGCAGTTACTGCCGTACCACTTGCACCATCGTCAAGGTTCGCACCTGCCGTTGATGGATATGATTCAGTATTTGTTGCACTCTTAACTGCTAATGTTCTTCCAATCTGAGCAAACAAAGTTGTTGCAGCATTTGTTGCTGATGTAGCAACAATAGAACCACCTATTGCATCTGAAGTATTGAAGTATGCACGAATGATTTGTGTACCTGCCGTTCCAGTTTTACGCGCACGAATTTTCAAATATAAAACATCACCAACTGCAATTGTATTTGCAGGAATTAATACTGAAGTTGTTTTTGTACTTGTTGTTGTTCCAGTTACCGCAGTACCATCAGTTGTTGTTTGAAAGTTTTGAATTGGTAATGTCACAAAAGTTTTATCACCACGAAAGTATTGCAATGTTGTACCACTTGTAATTGTTGGTTCAACTGCAACGTTACCACTACCCAGCAATGACGTGCTATTAATCGTTTTAATGTTTGTACCACTAACCAATGTTGGTTGTATTCCTGCGTTACTCAAACTCTCATTCTTCCACAAACCACTTGTACTATCATACTGCAACAAATCATTATTCGCAACACTTGTAATTTGAACACCGTGCAATTCATCTAATTCATAACCATTTTGAATGGCTAAAACAACGCGACCTTGCGTTGGGTGTGAACGTGCAACGTAACCAATGAACACACTATGATTTGGTTCTGCTGGTGGTGTGTTTGCTACAACTCCACCTGCCGTTGTTGCTGATAACCATAACGTATCACCTGCCGTGAATGCACTTGTATCGATATCGTGTAATGTACCATTAACTGCAATTTGTCCATCACTATTATTCGTGATGTTTGCAATCACCATTCCAATTGTTTTGCTCGATGTTGCTTCACTATTTGCTTGTGCAAGAACTGCGTTTGGTCTATTACCAGTTGCGCCACTCAAGTAAACAATTTGTCCTTTTGTTAGTGTTGAACCAGTTGAATTTCGAACAACAATTTGTATTCTTTCTGCGCTATCAACAACACCATCAACATCTGTATCATAAACAGATTTGAGCATATCACCACCACCTGCAATTGCTTTTATGTAAAAATCTTTACTCATATCGAAGAAGGTGTATCACACGATGACCAATAATAAGGAACAACCATATCAAATGAAATTGTCCAACCAGTTAACACGTTTGCGAATTCTTCGATGAATGCTTCAATGCTCACGTTTTGAACGCTTATCAATTCACCAAACACTTGTCGATTCGTCATAACATTTGCAATGAAATCTTCCACGATTTGTTGCAAGTCACTTAACACTTCGCGTTGGTATTCTGTTTTCGTTTCTTTGTCGCGTGGAATATCTGCAATAATGATTTGAAAAGAAAATGTTTTCGAACCAGTTGCGTAACGCACCGTTGGTGGTATTACTTGAAAGATTGGAAATTCATTCCACTTCTCGATGTCGAATGTATCGATGTGACCAAAGCGAAATTCTTTTATTAGATAATGCGCATCAGACCACGTCTGAAACTTATTGATAAGTTCGTTTAATGATTGTATTTGTGACATAGTTATAGTCGAGCATATAGTTCATATAAGTAAATAGTTCCCACGCTTTTTTTTCGCTAATTAAATCTAACTTTGTTAAATCTCTATTACAACATTCCATAAACAAATGATACCAACCATAGCGACCTAAAACGTGTTTTAATCCATCGTCAAATCGTTCATCTTCTCCTTCAGTTCGTTCAATGTCTTCTCCAAATACTCTTGGGAATTGTTGTTTAGTTCTTTTAGCAAAGTCGAAAAAAAAAGCAACGCACCGTTGAATTGTTCCAACGTCATTTGCTCAACGTAATGTTCATTCATTGCACGATTCTCTGTTGTGTATTTTTCGATTGTGTACTTATCACCAACGCGTTTATCGATTGGTCTATACAACACACCCATTATCTTGACGATGTTTGTATTCACATCTTTACACCATTCGCTTATATCAGCATATTCACCTGCCGTTATTTCATAAAGGTTTGGAATGAAACCAAAATCTTTGTCTTTGATTGCAATGGTTTGAAAGAACTTTGCAGATTCACACAACAACGATTCGTTGAATGAATTTATTAGAACTGGTAAATCTTTGATGGGTATTTCTTTT